TACCTTGATATATTAGTGTTTATTGACACTAAATAGTATATTTGGAAAGTGAAAGAGGACGAAGGAGGTACGACGCACTACGATTAAACAAAACAAAACAACTATTGTGTCATAAAAAAAAACAAAAAAAATGGACCCTATTACGTTAAGTGCTATTATAGCAGGCGGAACACAATTAGCCAACACAGGAAGTCAGTTATTTACAAACGCAAAAAATAGGAAAAATGCGTTAGAAGACTGGAACAGAATGAACGCATACAACAGCCCAGCTGAACAGATGAAAAGATATAAAGAGGCAGGATTAAATCCTAACCTTATATATGGACAAACAAATACTGCAGCTCCTGTACGCAGTACAGATTATGTAGCTCCTCAATTAAATGCAGACGCTTTAGATATGATGGGAAAAGCCGTAAACATAAAAAGAGATAAAGTACAAACACAAGTACAACAACAAGCTATACAAAATCAGGCAGAAGATTTAGCTACAAAAAAGTTAGTTAACGAAGGTTTAGCAATCAAAAACAGAATATTAGCCAATTCAGAAGGTGCTCAAACAGATAGTTATTCTATAAAAAATAGATTAGGACAACAACAATACCAAAATTTATTAAATGGTGCAAAATTACAAGAACAACAATACAATTTTAGGGAAGCTATGAACCCTAAAGATTTAGCTAACAAAGATGTACAAAATACTATATTGCAAAAGACTTTTCAAAAGTTATCAACAGAACAAGAATTTACTCGTAAGAATTTAGAGTTAGGTTATGCTACTGGTGTACAAGCAAAAAAGAATATGATGCAACAATATGAAATTGGAAAAGTTATGAAAACCAATTTACAAAGAATGACAGATAAAATAGGTGCAGATATTAATATGTCAAATACACAACAACAAGTTATATATGGAAACTATTTAAAAGGACTTAGACAAGATTTATCTGAAATTACAGATGATACTAATTATGTAGATAAGATAATAGATATAGCTTCTAGTTTATTACCGTTTAAGTTTCCTAAGGCTCCTCAAACATTTATAAATAAAAGATAATGAGATTATATACACAAGACCAGTTATTAAGGCTTATTAAGTTATATAATACTGCTGATGAATCAGAAAAAAAGTTACTTAGACCTTATTGCGACCAAGCAATATTTAAATATTTTAATCACAAACTAAAAACAAACAAATGCGTAGACGTTCAAAGTATCGACGCTCATCTCGAAAGGGCGGTTATGGCCGAAGAAGTAAAGTAAGCCGAACTTATTATGTAAGTAGAGGCGGAATTAGACTATAACAAAAGGCGGTTAGTCACCGCCTATTAACAAATTGTTCTAAAATTAAACAAAAACAAAAACAATGGCAAGGAATTTATTCAACTCCATTAAGTTAACAAAGCCAAAAAAGAATGTCTTTGATTTAACTCACGATGTTAAATTATCCGCAAATATGGGAAATTTAACTCCTATTTTAACAATGGAATGTGTCCCTGGTGACAAATTTGATTTATCATGTGAATCACTTATCAGATTTGCTCCTTTAGTAGCTCCAGTTATGCACCGCATGGATGTAACAATGCACTATTTCTTTGTACCTAATCGTATACTATGGGATAATTGGGAAAAATTTATCACTGATGCAAATAGTGAACTTGTATCTCCTTATATTTCAATGGATACTGGTAGAAATGCTTCTCAATTAAAGTTCATGGATTATATGGGAGTACCACCAATTTCTTCTGGTGGAACTACTACTAATATTAATGCATTACCTTTTGCAGCATATCAAGCTATTTATAATGAATATTATAGAGACCAAAATTTAATAGCACCTGTAAATTATAAACTTACAGATGGAGGACAACCATTTCCATCTGGATATGATAATTTATTAACTTTAAGAAAACGAGCTTGGGAACATGATTATTTTACAGCATCATTACCTTTTGCACAAAAAGGTGCTGCTGTAGACATACCTATTGGTTTAGTAGAAGGAGATTTACCAGTATATTTAAATAGTTCATCAGGTACAACGTTAAATGGCTCTCCTGCATCAGTCAATGTAGGAGCTCAGGGTGGACGTACAGATGTACCTGCAGATAGTTTATATGCTGACACATCAAATGCAACAATAGAACCAACCACAATTAACGATTTACGTCGTGCGTTTAGATTACAAGAATGGCTAGAAAAGAATGCTCGTGGCGGTACTCGTTATATAGAGAATATTTTAACACATTTTGGTGTTAAATCATCTGACGCACGTTTACAACGCCCTGAATATATTACTGGCGTAAAATCTCCAGTTGTTATTTCAGAAGTATTACAAACTGGACAATCAGATACTACTCCACAAGGTAACATGGCTGGACATGGTATTTCAGTAACAAGCGGTAGAGCCGGAAGTTATTTCTGTGAAGAACATGGTTATATTATTGGTATAATGTCAGTAATGCCAAAAACTGCTTACCAACAGGGTATCCCAAAAACTTTTCTTAAAAATGATTCATTAGATTATTTTTGGCCTTCATTCGCTAATATTGGTGAACAACCAGTAACAAAGAATGAAATATATGCTTATACTAGTAATTCACAAGATACATTTGGTTATGTTCCTCGTTATGCTGAATATAAATATATGCCAAGTCGCGTAGCTGGAGAATTTAGAACACCAAAATTAGATTTCTGGCATTTAGGTCGTATCTTTAATAATGAACCAAATTTAAACCAAGAATTTATAGAATGTAATCCAACCACCCGTGTATTTGCAGTAGAAGATGTAGAAGGTGACCATTTATATTGCCATGTTTTAAATAAAATTCGTGCAATTAGGCCTATGCCTAAATATGGTACTCCAATGTTTTAAAAATGAGTACTAGGTGTATAACACCCTTTTATAAAAAAGAACTTATAAAGGGTAAACATATACCCTTTCCATGTGGTAAATGCCCCCCATGTATGAAACGCAGAACCTCTGGTTGGTCGTTTAGGTTAGTTAAAGAAGGAGAGCGGAGTAATTCCGCTCTCTTTGTAACCTTAACTTATGATACTGCCTTTGTACCTATCACAAAAAATGGGTATATGACATTAGATAAAAAAGATTTACAAAAATTTTTTAAAAGGTTAAGAAAACTAACTAATGAAAAACTTAAATACTATGCGGTTGGCGAATATGGCTCTACAAAAATGCGCCCACATTATCATATCATTCTTTACAATGCTGATAAAGAACATATTACTCGCGCTTGGGCTCTTAATAATTATTCTATTGGTTCTAATTATATTGGTGATGTTAGTGCTGCCTCTATCGGTTATACGTTAAAATACATGTGTAAACAATCAAAAATTCCTATTCATAGGAATGATGACAGACAGAAAGAATTTTCTGTTATGTCTAAAGGTTTAGGTGCTAATTATTTAACAAAAAATATGATTAAATGGCACAAAGATGATTTAGAAAATCGAATGTATGTACCTATGTCAGACGGCAAAAAAATAGCTATGCCGAGATATTATAAAGATAAAATGTATAATGAAGAAGAAAAGGATAAAATAGCATTACACATTGGTAAAATTAGTGAACAAAAAGATTTGGAAATGGAAAAACAATTTTCCAGTTTTACAGAACAAGAAAAAGTAATGTCTGAAAGACATTTACATCAATTTAAAAAAATGTATAAAAGCTCTGAATTAGAGCGCAAACAATCAGATTTATGATAAAACATTCATTAAATGCAAAAGAGTTTGTCAGTGATGGTGAGATTAATAATCTTCCATCTCAAACAATTCCAGACCAAACATTATCAGTTAGAGAACTATTAGTTCGTTATGCTAAAGGTTTACCTTTAGATGGATTAAAACAACCTATATGGGAAGGTGAAGATGGCGATGCTATAGACCCTCGTAGACTCGATTTAGCTGAACGTCAAGAACTTGAAATAGCTGCTCGTCAAGAACTTGCCGAAATCGAAGAACGTTTAAAGAGCAAAAAAGTCGAAAAAACAACTGCAAAGTTGTCAAAAGAGGATATTGAAGATATCCAAAGTCAAGATGTTGAAAACATCTAAAAACAGAGAAATAAGGTCATACAAGTTTACTTGTATGGCCATATTTATCAAGACAAGCGCAGCGCGTCAGCAAAAAACACTAATACTACCTTGATATATTAGTGTTTATTGACACTAAATAGTATATTTGGAAAGTGAAAGAGGACGAAGGAGGTACGACGCACTACGATTAAACAAAACAAAACAACTATTGTGTCATAAAAAAAAAC